CGTAACAGACAAAACGCTGAAAGCTATCAGATACCTGATATGGTTGATAGCCCACCGCACTATAACAAATCCAAGATTGAATGCATCGTAGCTATGGAAGCTATGGCATCAGGAATTGAGACTGAAGAAGATGCAATAGAGATCACTACGCACCAGTCTTACCTCTGGCAGAACACTTTTAAATATCTATGGCGCTGGCCCTACAAGAAGAAGCCTTTAGAGGATCTAAAAAAAGCACGCTGGTACTTAAATAGATTGATCCAGAACCTTGAGGAGAACGTAAATGACTACTCCTGATGTAAGTTTCGAATATTTCGTAGAAGAGGATGTTGCATTACGCGATCCCGATACTTATCTAGGAAAATCCCCCCTTGATATGGTTAAGCACTTCGCCAACGTCTACGGCCAGACTTTAAATCATCCGTGGACTAAAGATACAGACAAAGACTTGCTACGGCTTGTCCTTGTTAAAGAGGAATATGGTGAAGTTCTATCTGCTACCGAAGCCGACGATCTCCTAAAGGAATTAGCTGATTTGGTCTACGTGACCTACGGCTATGCAGCCACCTTTGGATGGGATTTAGACGAAGCAGTTCGTCGAGTACACGCCTCGAACATGAGCAAACTGGGACCAGACGGGAAGCCGATCTATCGCGACGATGGAAAAGTTTTGAAAGGGCCAAACTATGAAGCCCCCGACCTAAAGGATCTAGTAAAATGACACAACCTATTGAGCAGGAAATCCTATCTCACTTTCAAGCCCATGATGGCCAATGGATAGTAGAGAAAGGGCAAACAAGAGAAGCGGATATGTTCAAACGTGCAGTGGCTCGTATTAAGCAGCTCCAGGAAGATCTGGATGATGCTGAAGCCTCTGTTGCGGATTGGGAAGACCACTTCGATGAAGAACTTGCTGAAACTATGCTGGACTACGAAGCAAAGCGTGATGACTTCGCAGCCGCCTACGACAGCACAATAAAACACATGACCAGTATGCGTAATGCCGCAAAGGCATACGTCACTGTGAGTGATAAATTTTTAAATGAGGGAAAGAATGAGCCAGAATAATCGGGTATTTTCAACACGGGCAAATGTTATCACACGCCGTACCTATAATCGTCCTCTGAATGAGGAAGGTACAGAATTTGAGACATGGGAACAAACAATTGATCGCGTCATTAGCCACCAACAATGGCTCTGGGAACGTGCTAAAGGCTGTGATCTATCAATGGATGAGCATAACGAACTCCAGGAGTTACGTGAGCTTATGGTGAGTCGCCAAGCCACAGTATCCGGGCGTACTTTGTGGTTAGGTGGTACGGACGTAGCGAAGAACAGAGAGGCTTCTCAGTTTAACTGTTCATTCGGACGGGCCGAGACTGTCCACGACATCGTAGATGCGTTCTGGCTGCTATTGCAGGGCTGTGGCGTAGGCTTTGAACCGGTGCGTGGTACACTAAACGGATTTCCTAAACCCTGTGAGGTAGAGATTGTGCGATCTACTCGTACAGATAAAGGATTTCCGGATAACCAGGAACACACGTTCATTAACGAAGAGGGTGAAAAGGTCTGCCACGTAAAAGTGGGTGATAGTGCTGAAGCTTGGGCGAAGGCTGCCGGCAAGATCATGGCTATGAAAACACCGATCGATCGTCTGGTTATTGATTTTACAGAGATACGTCCAGCTGGTGAGCGCCTGAAGGGATATGGGTGGATATCTTCAGGTGATGAGACAATCTCTGTAGCGTTCGAGAAGATTTGTGACCTAATGAATAAGCGTGCGGGTAAGCTCCTATCTCGCATTGATATTCTAGATGTCATGAATCTTCTCGGAACAACGCTAAGCTCACGCCGCTCAGCCGAGATTGCTATTATGCCAATCAACGATCCTGAGGTGGATGAGTTTATTATGGCTAAGAAGGATTTCTGGATCCACGGTAATGATCACCGCCAGCAATCCAACAACTCAATCGTGTTCCATAGCAAACCTACAAAGTGGGAATTAAGCTATATCTTTGATCGTATGGTTGAGGCTGGTGGATCTGAGCCAGGCTTTATCAATGCAGAGGCTGCTAAACGTCGAGCACCCTGGTTTAAAGGCTGTAACCCGTGTGTTGAGATTTTGCTCGGAAATAAGAGTTTCTGCAACCTAGTTGAGATAGATCTAGGTAAATTCTTAGGTGATGCAGAGGCTTTATGGCGTGCCTTATACATCGCTTCTCGTGCAAACTATCGTCAGACATGCGTTAACCTAGATGATGGCGTATTGCAGCGCTCCTGGCATGAATTAAACCAGTTCCTGCGTCTCTGTGGTGTAGGTCTGACCGGTATTGTTAAGTTTACCGACTTCTATGGGCCAGAAACAGCTAATCGACTGCAGAAATTGAAGTATGAGGCTCGTAATGGTGCATTTAGTATGGCAGATGATCTTAAATTACCTCGCCCTAAGGCTGTAACCACGGTTAAGCCAAGCGGAACTCTCAGCAAGATAATGGACACAACAGAGGGGGTGCATCGACCACTGGGGCGCTACATCTTCAACAATGTAACGTTCTCTAAGCATGATCCTATCATACCAGTGCTTAAAGCAGCCAACTATAAGGTAATGGATAAGCCTTTTGAGAACGATAGCGTCCTGGTGACCTTCCCAGTAGCCTACGAAGACGTACAATTTACTATTCATGATGGTAAGGCCGTAAACGTAGAGTCAGCTGTGCTGCAGCTAGAGCGTTATAAGATGTTAATGGAGAACTACGTAGATCATAACTGTTCTATTACAGTGTCGTATGATCCTGCAGAAATTCCAGAAATCATAGATTGGATCCTAGAGAACTGGGACCACTATGTAGGTGTATCATTTATCTATCGTAATGATCCAACCAAGACCGCCGAGGATCTAGGATACACCTACCTACCACAAGAAGTGGTAACCCAAGAAGTATACGAAGAGTATGCGAACAACCTATGGCCCGTAGACCTGGACGATACCAACAGCTTGCTAGAGCTTGCTGATAGTGATTGTGCAACCGGCGCCTGTCCCATTCGATAAGGAGAAACCATGACCGAAGCAGTAGAAAAAGCGCTTGAAGACGCCAAGTCAAATGATCTTGAGGCAGTAATGATCTTAGGCTTAAACAAGAACGGTGGGGTAAGCATTAATTCTAGCATGAATAACGTTGCTATTATGAATTGGATGCTTAATGAATCATTGATTGATTTGTATATGTTCCGCCGACAAAACCAGCAAAAACCTGAAGAGCAGGTTGAGGCAGAAGTAGTGGAAGAAGATAAATAAAAACCCCAGCGGTCTATTGACTGCCAGGGCTAAAATTTATACATTCCATTTAACATCAAGCAGTTTGGTCACCGCTTGTAGTTAGGGAAAGGCCCAGGTTTTAACGCCTGGGTTTTTTCTATTCTGAAAAGGCTCCGTTCATCTGTTGATCTAGGTAATCAATACCTGTCTGAATACGGCCTACATTAGTATCAACCACTCCGGCTGCCGCATCCATCGTAGCATCAATACCAACTGGTACATCCTCTTCATCTGTAGCACTACGAACCTTAACAGTAGAACCAACCAGGAAGCGTGTCAGTAGATCTTCAGATTCTTTATCACGAGGTGCTCGGTTATACTTACGAGATAGCTGAACAAAGTAGTCTGGATCAGATAAGATCTTATCAAGGATCTCGTTTGCACGCTGGTCTGGCGCCACCTTCTGTAGACCTGCAGATACTGCCGCACGTACACGAGTACCAGGCCGAGATAGTGGGCCAATAAAGGTGAAGATCAACCGGTTAGTAGCTGTGGATGCTTCCTGTAGGAATGCAGTATTAGAGTTGCTTACATTAGACCGAGCATTGCGATTACGTTGTACAAATCCAGCTAGATCCGCATAACCCTCTAACGCATCCATGATCTCAGGTTTACCCTTAAACACCTCACGACCCGCCACGAGCAATTGATCAAACTCTTGCTGTGACTTAGTTAGTGCGCTCTCTTTCAAAGGCGTCTGACCGCTGACTTCCTGGCGTAGATCTGAGATCTTCTGCTTAAACTGGCGTGTATAGGCTACCTCAAGTCCACGGCGTACAATTGTCTGACGCTCAGGTGGCATAGCCTCTAACGCTAGATTGATATTCTCAATAGCAGCCACTGACTCTTTCGAGTTAAACAACTGATTGAATGAAGTCTGTGGGTTAGATGTGGGAAGGAAGCGATCGTTGCCTAGTTCCTGGCGTAGGAAGCCCATCAATTCAGTCTGAGCAACCTCATCACGAGCACCTTTAACCTGTGTTCCTAC